ACGAGAGTTTCAGGCTGCATGTGACAGCCTGGACGACATCATTTCCGTGCGCATCCTTGACCGTCTTGTTGATGGAAACGGGGAATATGCACTCTTTCAACGACTTTGTCGTGATTTGGCATACCTCATTCTTCTCTACGGATGCTCCCTTGCGTATCTTTGTCTCTGTATTTCCGTTATGGGTTATCTTATCTTCTCCGCTACGAAGATAATAGCCCGACCACGGATTCATGTACTTCACGCAGTAAAGCACATAGTCTTTTGGGGCGACATTCCAGGCAGCTGCGTTCGTTCTTGAGGGTGTAGAACCTTCAATGGCAGGCGTACCCGACAGGATGCGGTCAGCACCAACCTGACCCTTGATGACGATTGGGATGACATAAGTGCCCGTCACAGAAGCCGGATCATTAAAGAACGCATCCTCCAACTTTACCTGCAAACGTCCTTGGAAACTTCCATTGTAAGAAACGGTGGTCGAAGGTATCGAATAATAGTTTGCCGGCATCGGCTTCACGGGCGATGGAGTCCAGCTTGTTCTGCAGGTCGGTCTTATAGAGGGCGTTCGCCTTATCCACAACGTCCCGCTGAAAGTCAGCGTAAATCTTCGCTTCCTTTGCCAAGCGGTATTCGTCGATCAGATGCGGGTCTGCACCCTTCCGGAAGAACTCAAAGGATTCACGATCCAGTGCATGAAGACTGTTTTGGATGTCCGTGTGTGTCAGTGTATATAGGCTGTCCGTCAGCTGTGCGGTCGCCTTTGCAGATTCACTGACCGTTTTTGCGGCATCTTTCTCTGCCGCCGCACGGATTGCCGCAGCTTTGGCATTCTGCTCCTGCGCCTTGGCATTCTTCTCCGCCTCGGCACGCGCCTTCTCCTCTGCCGCAGCTTTCTCTTTGGCAAGTTTCTGCTGCTCTTGGTAACGCTTGTATTCATCCCCGTAGAGCGCATCAAGAACCGTACCCCCGAGAAACGGGATCGCAATCAACGGAGATGCCACGGGATGATTTTTCACAAGCCATGAATTAGCTTCTGCGTGTTCACTCACCTTATGAATCTGTTCTCCGACAAAGCCCGCAAGCTCCGCGACGGTTTTGAGTGCTTCGCCCCATCCGAGGACGGCGTCCTTGATCTCGTCCTTGTTGTCGCGAATCATTTCAACCAGAGACTCGAAGCCGTCATTGATCTCGGGCATGAGTTCCTCTGCTGCAGGAAGCAGTGCCGCACCGAGGGCAATTTTCAGCTGTCCCGCTTCCATCTCCATTTCGCGCCATTTGAGGTATGTCTCGTGCGCCTGTTCGGGGTCAAGCAGTCCCGTGGTCTTGACACGCGAGGAAATGGTCATCAGATCGTCATACTGTTCGAGAATCGGGATAAGAGCTGCACCACGCGCCCCGAGGACTTCAGCAGTATACGCTTCCTCCATTCCCGCTTCGCTTGCGGTCTTATATCCCTTGGCAAGCTGCGCGAGCTGCTCATTGAGCGGCAGGAGATTGCCCTGCTGGTCTTTGAGCGCAATGCCAAAGCGCGAGAGTGCGCGAGATGTGTCATTTCCGCTCTCTCCTGCAGCGGATACCTGTTTGTCAAGACGGGCAATCAGAGGTATGACGCTCTTGATGTCCGTATCCGCAAGTTGGAACACCCGATTGAGCGCCGCCGCCTCACCTGCCGAGACGTGGAGACGCTGCGTGAGCTTATAGACATTCTCGCCCGCAATCATCGCATCCTTGGTAATGTTGAACAGTCCTGCACCCGTTGCGGCGACTGCCATAACGGCAGCCATCTTTGCAGACAGCACATTGAATCCACTCGTCAGATTCCGAACACCTGTCTGTGCCGCCGTCATTCCTGCGGAGATGCGCCCGCCAAGTGTGCCTGAAAGCACGGCACTCTCCTTGAGGCGGTTATTCAGTTTCCGCACCTCGGCTTCGGTCTGTGCGACCGTCCGCTGCTGCCGCAGGAGATTGCTCTCGGCACGGCGGTAGGACGCGCTGTCCACGCCATCATTCTTTTTCGCGGATTGGAGGACAGCGGCAAGAATCTGTTCTTTCTGCCGCTGAATATCCAGTTCGCGATTGATCGCCTGATGGCGTACCCTGATCTTATCCAGCTCCGTCCCCACACCGTCGAGTTTCGCGAGGTCAGCATCCAGTTTCAGATGGATATTATTCGCCTTGCTGTTGAGCCGTGCGATGGAATCTGAGACGGTCTTGCCTGCCGTGTCAAAATCCAGCTGCAACTGTGCGATGTTGAGACCAATATCGAGATAGAGTTCATCAATCTTCTGTCCGCGCTTTGCCACTCCATCTCCCTCCCTACATCACGTCGTCAATAAATCGCTCGGATTGCTGCTGCTCACAAAGCGCGGTCACTACAAGCTGATCGAGCAAAAACGTAATCTCATGTGAATCAATCTCGTACATCGTCCACCCGTAGGCGGACTGCAGCCGCTCGTAGTAACGCAGTAGATTCTGGTACGGAGAAAGAACTACGCCTCTTTCTCCGCCTCCTCGTTTGGGAGGTTCACCAGTTTGGAGAACGTCAACGACTGAATCCAACGGAAAAGATAGCGCGTCAACGGTACAATATCTGCAACATCGACATTCTCCTCCACGGATTCCCTCGTCACTTCCTCCCGTCCGAATCCAAGGATGATCAGACGAACGTGCCCATCCAGAAAATCTTCAAGGCTCAGACCTTCCTTGTCGGCATCAAAAAAGGCAAGGAACTCGCGCCACACCTTCATCTTTGGAGGATGCGGCGTGATCTCCCTGCCCGCAATATGCAGTATTGGTGTTTTCATTGTGACCTCCCTCATACCTGCTCGTACCACTTCGAGCCTGTCTCTGCGGCAAAGCCCGCCGCCTCCTCATCCGCCTTGGCGTAGGACAGCCCATCCGACAAGCGGTAGATTGCCTTTGCCGTAAGTGTCGGCGTGTCGAACTGAATGCTCTCCTGCTTCGAGTTTCCGGACTCCGAGGGTTCCGTGAATTGGACTTTGTAGAATTTAGTGAACCGTTTCTTCCCGTTGCGCTTGTCCGACTGGAAGAGGACGGCGAAGTATGGCGCGACATCGTCCTTGCCCGCCTTCATTACGCCGTTCTCGATACTGTGTCCAAGGAGATACGCGACATACTCAAGCGGCAAAGCAGCCGTGTCAAACGTCAGATCGTAGGATGCGGTATTCGACGCTGTATCCACGGACTGCCCGTCGGCGAAAAGTTCCGCCTGATTCGTCTGCGGCTTGATGTCCACCTTGCGGAGCAGTTTTCCAAGCGGAATCGGAGCCTCATAGGTCGCCGCCCCTCCTGCCGCATCGGTGAGCATCTTGGCGATATGAAGTTTCTGGATGTTGATGAACTGCCCGCTTGTAAGATTCCCTGCGGGCTTTCCTGTTGGTGTTGGACTTGGCATTTTATTCTCCCTCCATTGCTGTTCTGTAATCTGTGATTTCAACGAAAATATCTTTCTCTGTCAGTTCCTGCGTCTGTGCACGGACAAAGCCGAGCGGCAGGAGCGCATTCTGCACGGCTCGATGGATCTCCCGAAACCGTCCGTCCTTCGTCAGAATGTGGCTGCGCACCGTTACACACCGTTCCAGTTCCGCGCCGTCTGCCGAGAGTGCGGGAACATCCGAGATCACCGAATAGACGATGATAGGATATGTCCCTGCATCGGGACTACGCCCGTGGTAGATGCCCTTCTTCCCGTGAGCGAGAAGCTGCGTCAGCTCCCGTGAGCGCACAAGTGCCTGATACACCATCTTGGCAACACTCATTTCCCTCGCCTCCGAATCGTCGTACGCACGGCATCGACGATGGCAGAACGAATGCCGTCCTTCTTGGCATCGAGCGCGGGATAGAGAAACGGACGATTGATGCGCGGGCTGAACTCAACGAGCACGCCGTAGAATACGCCATCCTGCGATTCTGCATCCGCCGCAATCCTCCAAACAGAGCCGTCTTTTCTGCGCAGTCGCTTGTGGATGGAGTCACGGAGTGCGCCCTTGATGACACGCTTATCTGTTCCCGTATAGACGGGACAGCGGTTCTTTGCCTCTGCGACCACATCGTCCGCACCGTGTGCGAGGGCTTCCTTTGCCGCAGCCGTCGCCTCCGCGCCAAGCTCTGACAATATTTTCTCAGCAGAAACGAAACCTCGGTATCTAGCCATCTTCCACCAACTCCCTGCATTCCAGAACAAGCCATCGTTTCTTCCCGCCGAGCGGATAGGGGGGCGCAGTTGGCGTAAGTGTTTTGTCTCCCCAACGGATATGATCCGTCACACGCACATCCATACGGTAACGGATCACAATGCGGTAATCCACCTCCTGCACTTTCTCCGCATAACCGTCGGAGATTTTTGCCGCAAAGGGCAGAACGAGCGCCCATGCCTTTGCAATCTCCTGCGTTGTTTGCGTGAGGATATTTCCCTCATCGTCCGTATCCGTTACAGGACGCAGAATGGAAATTCGGTGACGCAGTTCGCTCATGGACACCCTCACCTAAAAGACCTCCTTCCGCACACCGAAGAGAAGAGACCGCAGTGTCAAGGCAAGCCCTCTGTGATCCGCTTCCTCTCTGTGTTCATAGAGATAGGACACGGCGTAGAGGATTGCAACACGAACAATCGCCTGATCTTCGACCTTGGACAGCTTCTTCACGCGCAGTAATGCAGTACAAATCTGTTCTGCCGTTTCCGTAAAGTGCATGAGAAGGTCATCTTCCTCATCACCGTCAATCCTAAGATACTGCTTGACTGCTGTAAGCGGCACAAGCATAGAACCACCTCCCTTCTCTGCCGCAAACATACATCAGCCCTTCATCTTGAGTGTCTGCACGGCTTCCTCAAGAACGAGCTTCCCGTCCACACGCTCCTTCATGACGTAGCCGACCATGCCGTTGCCCGCAAACAGTTCCTTGAGTTCCTGCAGCGCACGGGTGCCGCGATCCCCGATGTTGTAGTAGGAGTAGTCGCCGAACGCAATGACGGTCTTGCCCGCTGCGACAGCCGGCATATATGCCGAGGAGTACACAGGGTAGCCGAGCAGACGGTCGGGTTCGCCCATCTGGTACGACGGCTGCCAGAAATACGCGCCGTTCGCGTCCTTGAGTTTGCGGATGCTTGCAAGCGTCTGGTCATTGACGATGAACGCCGCATTCTTACGGTAGGGACGCTTGAGACTGTAGACGAGCGTCACGAGTTCATCCGCCTTGAGATCGGCTGCCGCCGTGGTAACGGATGTCTTTGCCGAGGTGAGAAGACCCTTCGGCTTGTGCGTTCCGTCGCCATTGAGGAACGCGTCCTCCTCTGCGTTGCCCAGTGCCTTGCCGAACTGTTCGATGAGGTAATTCTCAAGGTTGAAGGCGTTATCGTAGAGAAGTTCCTCCGTCACCTTGACTGCGACATGGAGTTTGTGCGCGTCGAGGACGATCTGGTCGAAGGTTGCCTCACCAAAGGTGAGCTGTGCTCCCTCCTCAATCCACGATGCCGCAGGTTTGGTGGCGGCGATGTTGATCTTGTGCTCCCCGCTTGTGGTAATCACCGTCGCAAGCGGGCGCAGGACGTTCTCTTCGCTGAGTACGTCAATGAGACGCTGATCGTATTCCTCTGGAACGAGATAGCCGCCGTTTGCATCCACGCCCTCCTGCAGAACGTTCTCCACCTGCCGGAAGTTCGTGCGAAGCGCTTTGAGCATCGCTGCACGGTATGCCTCGCTTGCACGACCTGTCTTTTCAGGAGACAATCCTGCACCTGCCCCTGGCATATTGGTAATCGCCGCCGTGACAGGCTTTGCGAGCTGCGCGTCGAGAATCGCCTGACGCTCCATGCGCTCAATGTCCTTGCCAAGTGCAAGTACCTCATTCTCCATCTGCTCGTATGCCTTGGCATCTTCGGCTGTGAGATGCCCGTCCTTTTCGTGAGAATCCAGAAACTGCTTTGCCTGTTCCCACATTTCCGCACGCTTCTCGCGCATTGCCATGATCTTATCCATGATCTTTTTCCCTCCGTTAATGTGAAATAGAAAAGAGCCGCTTCTTAAACGGCCCTGCATCGACATTAGTATTTTGCGTTCCCTGCCCGAATTTCGAGAGCAGAGAGTTCGTGACAGCGGCACGAGAGAAAATCAGCCCGTCTGCCGTATCGGTCACAGGACGCTGAACGTCCGCATAGAGTACGGAATCTGCAAATCCAAGCTCCACGGCTTTTTTTGCGTTCATCCACGTTTCGGCATCCATCAGCCGTGAAATCTTCGCACGGGACAGCCCCGTCTTGATCTCGTAGGCGTTGATGATGCTCTCCTTGATCTCGGCAAGGAACGTAATTGTCCGTTCCATCTCATGTGTGTCTCCGATGGAAATGGTCATCGGATTGTGGATCATTAACATCCCCAAGGGCGAAATCTCAACCGTTGATCCTGCCATCGCAACGACGGATGCGGCAGAAGCGGCAATCCCGTCAATCTTGACATTGACATTCCCCTTATACTCCATGAGCATATTGTAGATCTGTGCCGCTGCATAACAGTCGCCGCCCGGTGAGTTGATCCAGAGGTCAATATCTCCCTCGGCGGCGTTCAGCTCAGATCGAAACATCTGAGGTGTGACCTCATCGCCCCACCATGTTTCATCGGAGATTTCACCGTCCAGAAGCAAGATTCGCTTCTCTCCCTCGTTCCGCACCCAGTTCCAAAATTTACGCTTCATCGCTTTCTCCCTCCTGATTTCCTGCGAACAAGCCCGCATCCTTCAGTTTCGTCATATTCCCGTTGATGAGATAGAGATCGCCGCCCTCTGCGGATTCAATCGGATTCATGTCCTCAAGACTACGGATGTCGTTCGCCGATAGCCATCCGTTCTGTCGCCCGATGGCGTACCCCTCCATGCGACTCTTGTAATCTCCGCGCAGCAGCCCGTCCACATTGAAGCGGATGAAGTAATCCTTTCGCTCCTTCTCCGTCAGCAGTGCTTTCTGCAGCGACTGCTCCCACCGAACGACCCACGGATTCAGCGTGTATTTGACGAACTCCAAGGACTGCTGCTCGATATTTGAGAAACTGGACTTCTCCAAATCCCCGACCATATGCGGCGGCACACGGTAGAGCCGCGCAATCTCGTCAATCTGGAACTTCCTCGTTTCAAGGAACTGCGCCTCCTCGGGTGGAATGGCAATCTGCTGATACTTTACGCCTTCCTCGAGGACGGCGATCCTGCCCGTGTTCATCGTGCCGCCGTAGACGGCGTGCCAGCTCTCACGGAGCTTCGACGGGTCTTTGAGCACACCCGGATGTTCCAGTACGCCGCCCGGACGCGCACCATTCTTGAAGAACGCCGCGCCGTATTCCTCCGTTGCAAGCGCGATGCCGATGGCGTTCTTTGCCATAGCAATGGGAGAATAACCCACAAGACCGTCAAATCCAAGTCCCGGAATGTGGAGCACATCCTCACGCCGCAGCCGAATCTGCCCCTTGTCCGCAAAATTCGGATTCTCCTCCGTGCTTCTCGTGTAGGTGTAGTAAAGCTCACCTGTGCGACTGTCACGGCTGACCTCCATCTTGTCCGGGAGAAGCGGATAGAGTCCGAGAACATTGCCCCTGCCATCCCGCAAAATTTGTGCGTAGGCATTTCCCCACAGGAGGAGATGCGCCATAAGCGTCTCACGAAAGACGAAACTCGTCATCTCGGAATTCGGCGCATCGTGGAGTAGGAAGTACAGCGGATGCTCCGGCACGCGCTCCTTGCCCTGTCCTTTGTAGACGTAGACGTGAAGCGGCAGCCCTGCGATGGACTCCGCGAGAATACGGACACAGGCATAGACCGCCGTCGTCTGCATTGCCGTCCGCTCATTGACCGCCTTACCCGCCGCTGTCTGCCCAAACAAAAAGGACAAGCCGCCAAGATAATCTCTGGGCTTGTCCCGCGAACGAAAGAGTTTTGTGAAGAAGCTCATGGAAACCTCCATTTCCAAAACGGTATGAAAAAGCCTTAACACAGAAGATGATGAGAGCAAGAGCACCGCCCTTTCGAGCGGTGCTCCGTCGTTTCAGCTTAGAAGATTTCGATGCAGGAAAGCTCCATGCTGTTGATGTCGGCTGTGAATTTCGCGCCCCGCGCAATCTCGTCGGCGGCTTTCAAAAGCTCCTCCGGCGTGGGATTTCCGCCCATCTGGCAAATGCTGGCATTGGCTTTGATGTCTCGGAAAACCTCGCGGGCTTCCCAATCCGTCTTCTCGTAATCCGTTTCTTTGCGAATCTCGATGCGGATGCAGGTGTCGCGGTCACTTTCGTTCGCCCAGCCCATCGTGTTTTCCTGCATCGCAAATCCGTACGCGGCGGCCTTGCTCTCGATGATCTCGGCAATTTCCTTCTTCGTCATTTTCTTTTCCTCCGTTTCTGGTTCCTTCGGTTTTCCCTTTCGGTATGTGTATATTCCCGTACTATCGGCAAAATAGCAAGGCCATATGTGAAGATAAAGCGTGTATACGATCGCCCTAAAACACCCACACACCACGGCTCTCATACACGGATTCCGAGGTATCATTCCCGCAACGGATCGCACGATCCAGTGCCATGATAAGGGCGATCACGCCGTCGATCTTCTCGGTGGATTTTTCCTTATCTGCCTTGATATTCCCCGCAGGATCGGTGCGAATGAAGATGTTGTCTGCCATCCAGCGCATGACGGGATGCCCGCCGTGCGCTATTTTCTTTTCCAGAGTGAGCTTCATCAGCTCCTTGGTCGGCGGGCTCATATCCTTGAAGCCTTGCCCGAACGGAACAACGGTAAAGCCCATCCCCTCAAGGTTCTGCACCATCTGCACCGCACCCCATCGATCAAAGGCAATCTCGCGGATGTTGTACTTTTCGCCCAGTTTCTCAATGAACGTCTCGATGAATCCGTAATGCACAACATTCCCCTCGGTGGTCATAAGAAATCCCTGTCTCTCCCACACGTCATACGGAACATGGTCACGCCGCACGCGCAGGTCGATGTTCTCCTCGGGAATCCAGAAGTACGGAAGCACGGCAAACGGCTCATCTTCCTCGGTTGGCGGGAATACGAGCACAAATGCCGTAATATCCATCGTGGAGGAAAGGTCAAGCCCGCCGTAGCAGACGCGCCCCTCCAAGGACTCTGCATCCACAGGCATAGCACACGCATCCCACTTGTCCATTGGCATCCACCGCACGGACTGCTTCACCCATTGATTCAGCCTCAACTGACGAAAACTGTTCTCCTCGGCAGGGTTCTGCCGTGCAGAGTCACACGCCGCCTGTACCTTGTCAATGCCGACCGTAATCCCGAGGGACGGATTCGACCGTTTCCAGACCTCCGGGTCTGTCCAGTCCTCATCCTCCTTCGCTCCGTAAATGACAGGATAGAAGGTCGGGTCGATCTTTCGCCCCTCTAGAATATCCACTGCTTTCTGATGTGTCTCGTAGCAGATGGACTGTGTATCTGTCCCCGCTGTCGTAATGAGGAAGTAAAGCGGCTGCATTCGCGCATCGCCGGAGCCTTTCGTCATAACATCAAAGAGCTTGCGATTCGGCTGCGTGTGCAGCTCATCAAACACAACGCCATGAATATTGAAGCCATGCTTTGAATACGCCTCTGCCGAAAGCACCTGATAGAAGCTGTTCGTCGGCAGATACACCATGCGCTTCTGGGAGGCAAGGATCTTCACTCGCTTGCTGAGTGCGGGACACATCCGCACCATATCTGCTGCGACCTCGAATACGATGCTCGCCTGTTGACGGTCAGCGGCGCAGCCGTAAACCTCGGCTCGCTCCTCCCCATCGCCGCAGCAGAGAAGCAGTGCAACGGCGGCAGCGAGTTCACTGTTGTGTGTCGGCACGAAGGATTCCCCTACCAGATAACAATGGCTTCTGCTGTCCACTTGGATGCACTGCATGGGGACACGTTCTTTGAGCGGCTCAATATCTGCCAGATAATGAAAACAGGAGCGAGCAACGGGTAGGTTCCTTCCCTCGATCTGCAGCGTCTTTGCCGCAGGGATACGGATGATGGAGCGATACACATCTTTTGCATTCCCCCTATATTGCTCGCGATATTCCATCGTCCGACGGTAGATTTCACCCGTTGTCCAAAGCACGGATCGCAGCTCTCCGATGATGTAATCCACATTCCAGAGATGTCGCTCCCCTGCCACAATGGAAGAACCGTCACGGAAGGTCAGCCGATAGGCTTGCTCTGTATCATCCACATCACTCTTGGCGACAACACGGCAAGGCTGTCCGTTTTCATCAAAAACGGTATCTCCCACGCGAATATCACCCATCGTGGTAAATCCACTCGGGGTAGGGATTTTCGTATCGAGAGCCAGCTGTTTTCCCTGTTTCTTGGGAATCTCCACATACGCCGTGTTGAACTGCCGATAGCCGTTCGACTTCAAGATGCCGAAAATGTCTCGGATAATGCGCTCCTGCCAGTCGATCAGCTCGAAAGGCTTCCCTGCCCACGTCCCCTTCGTATGGCACAGGCACTCAATAAATCCCACGGCATAATCCGCAGCGGCTTTGTCATAGTGCGCGTCCTCTGCCATGAACTCCGTCGGTGTGTAGTCCGTCAGTTTCCGCAAGCAATCACCCCCATCAAAAAAGCCGCTCAATAGCGGCAATACGAGAAGCAGCCCCGAAGGGCTGTTTTTTATTTGGCGCGGCTTAGATGCGCTTCATGCACCATGCCATCGCGTGCCCGCCGTCCTCGAAAAGCTCCGTGGCGGTTTCGACGAGGTTCAGGCGGCATTCGATGTCCGCAAAGCCCGTCTCCTCCGGCGTTTCGACCATCTCGTAGATGGCTGCGTGGAAGCCCCAGCATTCCATCCCGACAACAAGGACCTGCTCGCCGTAGCGCAGGATCGCGCCGCTCGTCCCGAACCGCATCTCATCGAGGTGCTCCATCGTGGTGGTCTTCGGCCATCTTTCTTCTGCGTTCTTCATTTTGTGTTCCTCGCTTTCTGTGTGTAGGTTGTTCCCTTCGGTCATGTACATATATGCCTCTAAACGAAGAATATAGCAAGCTCTATTTCGGATAAACCACACTTATATTTCGAGAGAAACACAGCCCCGAAAGGCTGTGCAAAAACCATGAAACTTACTCTTCCCCCGTGAGGATGAAGCGAATATCCCTGATCTGGGAAACAATCTTCTCGTTCATCCCTTGCCGCCTTTCTCTGCAATGCAGAAGGAGTCTACGCCGGGGATCAGACTCAGTGACGATCCTGTCTCCCATCGGACGAGAAGCTGTCCTGCATCGTCAACGCCCAAAATCTCGCCCCTCGTTCCCATCGGCGGAGCTTGCGGATCGTCCATGCAGAGGAGTTCCACCCGAGTCCCGCGCGGATACCGCTCTCGAAGCGCGGCGATCTGCTCCCTACTCGGAAACCGCATGATCCTCAGCCTCCTTCCGATGTCCGCTCTTAAACGCGCTGCTGCCCGTAAGGTTCTGCAGGAGAATCTTGCGCGACTCTTTGTGGGCACTGCCGATCATGCCGAGGCGCAGGAGGAAGCAGCGGAAGGCATACTTCTCGTTGTCCACAATCTTCTCCTTCGCCGTGACGCGCTTCTGCGTCCGTGCCATCAGGCAGAGCTTGCTGATAAACTCAGCGTATGCCTTTGCCGTCTCGTCCGTGATCGTGCCGTGCAGCCACGCGAAGGTGATGCGATCATCGGTGATCCTGTAGGTCGCTTCTGGGATGTCGAAGGCGTGGCGAATCAAGCGTCCCTTGCTCAGAAGGAGTGCGTCCAGATTCTGCAGTGCCGTTTCGGTGAAAAGACTGCGCGGGAGACTGATCGAAAGACTGTCCTCATCGGCTTCTGCAATCGCTTCCTCGGTCGGAGCAGGTTCTGCCGCCGTTTCTACTGCGGATGGTTCAGCCGCGATAGCTTCCGTCTGGATCGATTCGTCTGCCGCTGTGGCCGCGCAGGAAGTCTCGTCCTCCCCACCCTCGGACGTGAAGCCCGCTTCGCGCAGTGCCGTGCGCACACGCGCCACAGTCGCTTCGTCAAGGGCATCGTCGAAGCAAAGGCATCCGTCCTTCGTGATCTCGAATGCGCCGACCTTGTAGGAAAAGCTCGGTGCGCCGCAGTAGACGGGCTTCGTGTCGAGCACCTTGCCGACCGCCGCAACCATCGCCTTGCGCTCTTCCTTTTGGATGTTGTAATGGACCTTCATGGTGATTACCTCCTTCATGTACTTTGGTCATTACATTCATCACTCACGTGGGAAGAATTAGCAAGTGGAATCTGTTGTATACACCATAGCCATCTAGAGAGATAAACTGCCGAATACCATCATTTCACAGAACGGGGCGTGGTCATGCGCTCAAGCATCTTGCCCGTCATCCAGATCGCACCGTCAATAACAAGTGGCAGGAAGATGCGGTCACGGAATCTGCACCACCCCGTCTCCTTCTCCGCACTCTCCTTGAGCGCCGCAGTATATGCGGAAGAAATCTCACGCGCTGCGGGAAGCCCCTTCTCATGCAGCCAGAGGACGGTCGCCTCTTTTGCCTCCGTCTGCACAAAGTCCCCCACATGATTCTTCAACTCATTCTGAATGTGTTCCAGGTTCATCTTCAGCACTCTCCTTCATAATCCGTTACCCCACGCGCAATGGCGCGGGCAAATTCATCCTGCCGGCTGCGAAGCAACTGCGCATCGCTCGTATGGTCAATAAACGCAAGCTCCACGAGTACGGCGACCGCATTGGTGTTGCTCAGAACATACAGTCCGTTGACACCGGGCTTTGCCCCCTTCACGCCGCGATCCGTAGTTCCGAGTGATGTGACAATCTGGTTCTGGATGCAGCTTGCCAGTGTCTTTCCTGCCCCGCTTCCGTAGAAGTGCCACACCTCCGTTCCGTTCGCACTGCCATTACAGGCGTTGCAGTGGATGGAGATGAATACGTCCGCACCGCTACGGTTGGAAGCGGAGACAACTTCATGGAGGCTATCAGATTGCAGACAGCCGACCACCTCGACACCTGCAGCAGAGAGATAGCCCGCCACAAGGTCAGCGACATTCCTTGCAACGTCACATTCCCGCAGCCCATATCCACACGCGCCGGGATCGGGATTTCCGTTAGGGGCGTGCCCCGGATTCAAAAACACACGCATCAAGATTCCTCCTTCGGTTTCGGCACATCCTTGTAGGGGATGCGCTCACCGTCACGTTCCAAAAACACATCTTCGGCATTCCCGTCTTTGCTCTGAATGTACCGCTCGACCGCCACATCCACGAATTTCGGTTCAAGCTCCACTCCGTAGCAGATACGGTTCAACTGCTCACAGGCAATCAGCGTCGAGGCCGAGCCGAGGAAGCCGTCGAGTACGATGCCGTTCGTCTGCGTACACTGCTTGATGAGATACGCCAGAAGTGGCACGGGCTTTGAGGATGGATGACCGCAGCCGTCTTTCTTCGAGTCCTTGATACGGTCAAATGCAAAGACCGTAGTCTGCTTCTGATCGCCGTACCATCTGTGCCGTCCGTCTTTGCGCCATCCCCAGATAATCGGCTCGTGGATGTACTTCCAATCCGTCCGTGTGAGCACGAGGCGGTCTTTCTTCCACACCAGACCTGCGCCAACTTTAAAGCCCGCATCCTCATAAGCGTCATGAAAGATGCGGGCTTTTGCTGTTGCGTAGAAAACATAGATGGAAGCGTCCGTCGCCATCGCCGAGTGGAAGGCGGTAAAGGCAGATTTCAGGAACTCGTAGGCATCCTTGTCATTCAGATCGTCGTTCTTGATTTTCCCGGAGGAACTTTCCAGAGCCACAAAATATGGCGGGTCCGTGCAGACGAGGTTGACCTTCTCACTGCCAAGCAGACGCTCGTATGTCTCCGACAGAGTGGAATCGCCGCAGATGACACGGTGCTTGCCGAGATGCCATACATCGCCCGACCGAGCGACACAAGGCTTTTGCAGTTCTGCGTCCACGTCGAAGTCGTCTTCCTGCGCCTCCCCATCATCCAGTGAGAGCAGGTCTGCGATTTCGGCTTCGTCGAAGCCTGTAAGAGATACATCGAAGTCCATGCCCTGCAACGCTTCCATCTCAACACGCAGCATCTCCTCATCCCATCCTGCGTCGAGTGCGAAACGGTTGTCTGCGAGGATATACGCTTTCTTCTGCGCCTCCGTCAGATGATCGACAAAGACACACGGTACACTTTCCATGCCCTCTGCCCGTGCCGCCGCAACACGCCCGTGTCCTGCAAGAATGCCGTAATCCTTGTCGATGATGACAGGACTGACGAATCCGAACTCCCTCAGGCTCCCGCGCAGCTTGTTGATCTGCTCCGGCGAGTGTGTCCGTGCATTGTTGGCATACGGAACGAGCTTGCTGATCGGAACGAGCTGCATCTTCGATGTTGTTTTGTTCAAATGACTTCCCCCTTACTTCCTCGAGCGCAGCAACCGCTCCATCCGATCCTCTTGTGGAGAGCCGACGAATGTAGTTGTGCAGTTCTGCTTTACGATGTCGAAAATCTCATACCAGAGCAGATTGGACTGCTTCTGGAATGCCTGTCCCATCTGGACGAAGGGGCTTGCAATCGCCCCGCCTGTCGTCGGATGCTTGCCAATGAGCCCGTATTGACTCATCGCCTCCTCACACTGGATGAAGCGGGCAAATGCCTGCGCGTAGCTTTCGATGAGACGCGGATTCACGAGTCGCTCACAGCCGCGCTCTTTCAGCCACAGCCACGTTTCGCGGAAAATCTCATCCGCACCGAGCGGCTTTCCGTTCCGCTGTCGCGCAGACAAGAACTCGCTCGGCGTTGGCATCTCCTCGCCGTAGAGGTCGGCGGCATCCACAAGGTCTGTACCGTCCAGTTCCGTCATGGGGAACTCCATGATGTGCGCCGTGCGCCCGCCCGCAATCTTATCTGCGAGTGGTTCGGGCTTATCTCCCGCGCGGATGCGCCGTCCTCCACGATTTGTTCCGTCACGCGCCATCTGCTCTCGCCCCCATTCTTTAATACCCCGTTTGAACCGACGTTTTTGTGCGTGCGCCCCCTCCCCGGTCCAGTAGCGACGCGGTTTTAGAGATTTGACCGCCCCCTAGGGGGTCTAGCGGTCGCCTCTGCCACGCTGATGAATCCGCTCATGACAAGACACGCAGAGCGACATCAAATTGCTCTCCTCATGTGTGCCGCCCTCAGAAATCGGTCGAATATGATGCACAAGCGTCGCAAGAACGTATCTGCCTCGCTCCTTGCAACACTCACACAGCGGATGCGCTGACAAGTGACGGTCGCGAATCCTGCGCCACGCGCTGCCATACCTCTCGTGCTGATCGTAGCCGCGCATGAAGTGGTCGTAATGCCGCTGCATCGTTTTCTCGTGCGTCTCGCAGTAGCAGCTTTTTCGGTCCGTAAGGTTCGGGCAGCCTGTCATGCGGCAGGGACGCTTCGGCTTTCTCGGCATCGCACACCTCCTCGTGCCATCAAAAAAGCCCTCGCGGAGAATTGCGTCTCCGAGAAGGCTGATTCCATATCCTATTCTTGCTGAGTCTATCATATCACTGTCAAGGTAGTGACATCAAGACGACATCGACTGCCATTTAGTGACATTTAGTGACATCGGAAAAATATTTTTTAGTCCGACGCCATGCAGACGATAGATTTGTCGCAGTCCAAGCTTCATCTCTGTCGCAATCTCCGCCCACGAACGGTAGCCCATGTAACGGAGGTAAAGAACACGCCGTGCTTCTTTGTCCTCCACCTGCTGTATCGCTTCGTAAATCTCGGAACGCAGGTCAACGAGCCGATCAATATCAGCGTCTATCCTCTCTTCCCGTTCGATGATTTTTGCAATGGTATCGGAAAGCTGGGACGTATTCCTCGTTGCATTGCTCGGCATTCCCGTAATGACGGCAGTAGTCTTTTCTGCCATGCTGCGGAGAACCGCGACCTCCTCCAACATGCTCTGGATTTCATTGTCAATGTTCCGTGCCTGACTGAGATATTCTTTCGCCGTCATGCAAATTCCCCCTCTAACTGTTGAAGAAGCCACTCTCCGTTTATACTCGTCAACTGACCAAACCATGCGGAGCGAAAAAACCGCTCCGTCTCAGAGTGCATCGCTGCCGCTGCAACATTCTCTGCATCTTTACCGAGTGCCGCCCTAGCCCACCGATAGTCTTTCGCCGCCTGTTCGATGATTGCATTGGCAAGAACCTCACAGTTCATCATGGGAAGCCACCTCCAGATTCGCTTTGACAGCATCGATCAGAGCCGTCTGTGTCTTGTCCTTTCGTTCAAGTGCCTGCATAACATTCTCATCCATCGTCCCTGCCATGATGATATGGTGGATAACCACAGTCCCCGTCTGTCCCTGCCGATAGAGACGCGCATTGGTCTGTTGGTAGAGTTCCAAACTCCACGTCAGACCAAACCAGATGAGCGTCGAACCACCGAACTGAATGTTGAGTCCATGTCCCGCACTCGCTGGATGAATCACGGCGACCAGGATTTTTCCCGTATTCCATTCCGCAATATCTGCACTCGACCGAATCTCTCGAACGGACAGTCTATCCTTGATTCGCTCAAGGTCATGGCGATACCAATACGCGACGAGTACGGGCTTCCCGTTCGCACTCTCGACAAGATCCTCTAGCGCATCCAGTTTACGGTCGTGCAGGTGGACGGATTTTCCGTCCTCCGTATAGACCGCTCCGTTCGCCATCTGGAGGAGCTTCCCGGAAAGTGCCGCCGCACTGACGGCATCAATCTCCGCAGTACCAAGGGAAACCACCATGTCCCGCTTCATTCGGTCATAGAGTTCCCGTTCACGCTCATCCATAGCGACACGCACGCTATTAGAGATGATCTGCGGCATTTTGAGATAGTCCTTGGATCGCATGGAGATGGTAATGTCCTCAATCCGTCGGTAGATTTCATCCTCCGCACCCTCGCGCGGCTTGTAGCTGAACACCATCTGTTGATTCCGTTTGTCGGGAAGGAAAAAGTCATTGCGGTAATGGGAGATGAATCTGCCGAGCCGCTTGCCCATATCCAGAATACGAAACTGTGCCCAGAGATCCATGAGTCCGTTTGCCGACGGTGTTCCCGTCAGCCCCACAATCCGTTTGACCGAGGGACGTAGCTTCAAGAGTGCACGGAACCTTTTCGCCTGATGAGATTTGAACGATGAGAGTTCATCAATGACGATCATATCAAAATCCAACACTGCGCCGCTCTCCTCAATCAGCCACTTTACATTTTCTCGGTTGATAATATACACATCCGCATGCTGCATGAGTGCCGTCGTCCTTTCCTTAGGTGTTCCCATAATCACAGAGGCGCGGATATTTTTTGTATGCTCCCACTTTATGATCTCCGACGGCCATGTATCCCGCGCCACACGCAGCGGAGCGATAACGAGCACCTTGCCGATCTCAAAGAAGTCATGCAGGAGTTCCTCGATTGCCGTAAGAGTAACGACGGTCTTGCCAAGCCCACAATCCAAGAAAACGGCAGCTTCCTTGTGCTGAAGGATAAAATCCTTGGCGTATGTCTGGTAGAAATGCGGTTCATAACGCATTGATAATTCCTCCGATCTCTTCTTTCCCATCAACCACATAGACTTTGAATCCGAGCGCACGTAGCTGCTCGATACGCCGCACCTGTAAGGGGCGCGGTTTCCTGCCCGAAGCCTTGAGTTCCATAAAGCACATCTTACCGCCCGGCAAGAGCACAAGGCGATCCGGCACACCCGCATATCCAGGAGATATGAACTTCAGTGCAAGTCCACCGTGCGATTTTATGAACATTGTGGTGTATCTTTCCAAATCACGCTCTCGCATTGATATTCCTCACTTTCAAGTCATGAAGTGATGGTAGTGATGGTTGCCGCCCATATCTTTATATATATAAATATTTTTATCTCTTGAAAAAGTATAGTCGTTTCCATTCATATCCACAAGCTCTATACTTTCTAATAAATTTTTTTCTTCCTCTGTTTCTTTTTTTAAATTACTATTTAACATTTTTGCAAAGATAAAAATTCCAATAACAAAGATAAATATCAAAGGTAAAATAAATTTTTTCATTTTCTTCCTTTCAAATTAAATTGTTAAAAATATACCAAGTTTATTAAAAATCAAAAGAAATCCCATTATTATAATTAAAAATCCTCCAACTTTTTTTATAGTAGGTAAGTATTTTTTTATAAAAGACATCTTTTTAAATAATGCTTTTGAAGCAAGTGAAAAAATTACAAATGGTGTAGCCATTCCTAATAAGTATATAAACATTAACATTATACTATTTGTAGTGTCTCCTGATGAACTGGCTAAAATAAGTATAGAAGCTAATATTGGTCCAACACAAGGAGTCCAACCTAAACTAAAAGTTAGACCTAAAAGAAATGTTGAAAAAATATTTTGATTTTCTCCCTCATAGTTCATAATTTTAGTTTTCTCTAAAAATTTCAATTTTAAAATCTCCATTTGAAAAAGTCCTAAAATCACAACAATAATTCCTCCAATAATTCTCACTTTATTATTGAGAAATAAATCTCCTATTACTCCTGCTCCAAAACCTAAAACAATATAAGTAACAGAAAGTCCTAAAACAAAAGCCAAGGTTTTACTAAGAGATTTTTTTTCTCCATTACTTAAAATTGAAATATAAACTGGAATAATTGGAAATATACAAGGAGAAAAAAAAGAAGCTACTCCTGCCAAATATGCTGTGCTAAAAGCAATTTCCTGTGTAAACATAAAGTCCCCTTTCTAAAATTTTATATAACTATTATATAACTTTTTGACTGTAATGTATACCAAAAAAGTTTAATAAAAAAAGAAACTATTTTATTATAA